AGTTTTTACTTCCATTTTTCTTAATGCACTTTTAGTAGTATTAAGCTACTAGGTAGCCCAGCCTTTGGGTAGAATGTTAACTATAAGGAGTTAAATATGAGTGAGATGTTACCACTAACAGGTGAAGTTGTTTTCAATAAATTAACTACACCAGATGTCTTTATGGGTACGAGTAAGTACACACTTACAATTGCCTTAGATAAGGATGGTAAGAAACTAGCAGAGAAGAACGGTCTTAAGACTAATGATTATGAGGGTAAGACACAGATTACTTCTAAGCGTAAGATAGACTTTGGTCAGCCCAAGGTTTACAATGCTGATAAGGAGGAAGTTGATGCCTCTCATGTATCTTTATTTGGTGATAAGGTTACGATGCTAGTCAAGAAAGGTAAAGCACCTTACGATGCTTACACATACCTAGAGAGAATCCGAGTGGATGAAAAGGCTGAGGGTGTGGAGGAGTACGACCAAAGCGAATTCTAACTGGTCGTAAAGTCATGGGCTACTATCATGGTAGCCCTTTTTATTTAAAGTAAGGGAGTTAAAATGGATAATAAACTAATCCGAAAGGAGCAGTGCCCCGACTGTGCAAAGATGGGGAAAGATACAAAAGGTGATAACCTTGCTGTCTATGATGATGGCCAAACTCACTGCTATGCTTGTGGCACACATGGTCATGTAACACACAAGAGCAAGCCAATACAAATCAAAGATGCCAGCTGGATGAAAAACTACAGAGGGGATTACTATTCTCTTCCAGATAGAAAGCTAAGGGCCGAGACTTTAGAGAAGTATAAGGTTAAATGTGAGAAGAATAACAAGGGTGAGATAATTAAGCACCACTACCCATACCACAACCAGAAAGGTGAGATGGTGGGTATCAAGACTAGGACCGTAGCTAACAAATCATTTCGAGGATGGGGTGATACTAGTAATACCAACATGCTATTCGGTCAAAACTTATTTAAAGCTGGAGGCAAATTCCTTACCATCGTAGAGGGTGAGTTGGATTGTTGTTCGGCCTATGAAATGTTTGGTAGTAGATGGCCTGTTGTTTCTATTAACAATGGTGCTAACTCTGTATCGAATATAAAAAATAATTTAGAGTGGATAGATTCTTTTGAGACTGTGGTCCTATGCTTTGATGATGATGAGGCAGGCAGGGATTCAGCTAAGCAGGTGGCACCAATACTGGGACCAAACAAGTGTAAGGTATTGACACTAGCCAAGCATAAGGATGCAAGCGATTACCTAGCTAATGGGGATAGTAAAGCATTCTATGATGAGTGGTGGAATGATGCCAAAGAGTATACAGTTAGCGGTGTAGCTACCATTGAAGAGATGAGAGAGGCTTTGCTTGACTATCAGAATACAGAGCTGGTGCCATTGCCAGATTCCTTTGGGGATTTGAATCACATGATGCGTGGTGGCATAGCCAGAGGAGAGCTAGTATCTATTGTGGCACACACTAGTATCGGTAAGACTACTATACTTAACGAGCTCATCTACCACTTTGCCACACAAACTAATGAGAGGATTGGATGTTTCATGGTAGAGGATAACATTGATGAGACAATCCGAAAGGTTGTGAGCGTGCACACTGCAGAGAATTTACAACTGGTCAAGCCAACAGATTTAAATGTGGATGTCATCATGGAGTCTGCAATTGATATTGGATTTGGCTCAAAGATACAACTACATAATGACGGTGGTGGTAGTATTGATATTGATGAGATGTTTTCTAAGATAAGATACTTTGTAAAGGGATTGAATTGTGGTATTATTTTGGTGGACCCATTGCATACTGCAATCAAGAACTTAAGCAACGAGAATATCGAAGAGGTTATGGACAGATTCATTAAGCTATGTAAAGAGACCAAGTGTGCAGTGATACTCAGTACACATACTAGAAAGCCAGACGATGGCTCTCATCCTCACAAAATTAGCGAATATGATGTGAAAGGTAGTGGAGCAATACCGCAGGCTTGCCATACAAATATATTATTCTCTAGGGATAAGCTAGCTGAGGATGAGTACACAAAGAACTCAACAAGGATAAGGGTGCCTAAGCTAAGAAGAACTGGACAGACTGGTGAGGCTGGATGGGCCTACTTCAATCCAGAGACTGCCAGACTAGAGAAAGGAATCAATCCAGATATGGGAGGGTCAGATGCCTCAGACTTTTAGTTGTGATATAGAAACTGATGGTATCGAGGCTACTACAATCTGGTGCGTGTGTGTGCATAATACATACACTCAAGAGACAAAGGTATTCTATAAGGCTGAGGAGTTTAAGGAATGGCTGGAGGATAGGAGTATATGTCATACCCTAGTCTTTCACAATGGCATAGCTTTTGATGTGCCTGTGCTGGAAGAACTTTGGGGCATAGATTTTAAGGATGTCTTTATACATGATACTCTTTTACTGAGTCAGCTGGACAATCCAAGAAGAGAGGGCGGTCATTCCTTATCTAGCTGGGGTGAGTACCTAGACTATCCTAAAGGGGAGCATGAAGACTGGTCCAAGCTCAGCACAGAGATGGTAGATTATTGTATTACAGATACAGAAATAACTAGCAAAGTATATAAGATACTAATGCAGAAAGGATTAAGTAAGGATGCTATTGAACTAGAGTATTCTACTAAAAGACAATGCTCAATACAAGAAAAAAATGGGTGGTTGTTTGATGAGCATGGTGCTATGCATTTACAACAAAGAGTTAATGAGGACCTAAGAAAAGCAGAGCAGGAAGTACATAAGACTTTTGCACCTTTGCCTGTATGGGTCAGCAAGAAACCAGTAGAAAATAGATTTAATGCAGATGGTAGGAGGTCTAAGTATTACCAAGATGAGGTAGACCTTGGTTGTTATACTAATGATGACGAGGACTATGGGTATTGGACTTATCCGGAATTAAATTTAGGTAGCAGGCAACAAGTAGGCAGACATCTTATGCATTATGGCTGGAAGCCTAGTATATTTACAGAGACTGGTAAGCCTAAGGTAGATGAGTCCACACTTAAGGATGTGGATATTCCAGAGGCACAGCTGATAGCTAGATACTTAATGCTACAGAAAAGACAGGGCCAGATTAAAGGATGGTTGGATGCTCTGGATGAAAGAACTGGTAGAATACACAGTCGAGTTCATACTATGGGCACTGTCACACACCGCATGTCTAGTAGTAATCCTAATTTACAGCAGGTAACAGCTAGTAGTAAAGAATATGGTCCAGAGATGAGAGCATTATTTACTGTGCCAGAGGATAAGGTACTGGTAGGTGCTGACTTATCTGGTCTGGAGCTAAGATGTCTAGCACACTATATGAATGACAAGAACTATACAAAAGAAATACTGACTGGTGATATACATTCTGCCAATCAAAAGTCAGCTGGTCTGGATACAAGGGATAAGGCCAAGACATTTATATATGCATTCTTATATGGTGCAGGAGATGCTAAGATAGGTAGCATTGCTGGTGGCGGTGTACCAGAGGGAAAGGAACTTAAAGAGAACTTCTTAAACAATACACCAGCCTTAAAGAAACTAAGATACAGGGTGAATAAGGCATCTGATAAAGGATACTTGAATGCTTTGGATGGTAGGAAAGTTAGGGTTAGGAGTGAGCATGCATCCCTTAACTTCCTGCTCCAGAGTGCTGGTGCTATCATAGCCAAGAGAGCTTGGGATATTTTTCATGGTCTTGCACAATATGAGGGTTTAAAGTACAAGCAGATTGGTGTCATTCATGATGAGATTCAGATTGAATGTAATCCAAATGATGCAGACTACATTGGTATGCTTATTGTAGATGCCATGAAAGAGACAACAAATTATTATAAACTAAACTGTCCAATAACTGGGGAGTATAAAATAGGGAGGAGCTGGAATGAAACGCACTAATGAATTTAAGGTTGACTGGAATGAACACAGAATCCCAGACAAAATTAACCCAGAGCATTACACACAGGGTATAGAATGTATTGATTATATTACCTCAAAGAACATGAGTTTTCTTGAGGGCAATGTGGTAAAATATGTCACTCGATACAGAATGAAGAACGGACTAGAGGACCTAGAAAAAGCTAAGTGGTATTTAGACCGTTTAATAAGGGATTATAACAAGGGAGAAAAGAATGAAAGTATCTAAGAGCTCAATGCTGAGCCCCAGTAAAAGCATTCATACATTAATACCAGATGTGTATGAAGTAATGAAGTCAAAGGAATACTCTGGAGACTTAAGTTCTATAGCTATGCAAGCAGGTCGTGAGGTAGAGGATGCAATTAAGAATGCATTTGAGCCATACGAGCAGAAGAACGAGTTAAGAATGTCTGGTATAGGAAGATGCGAAAGAGCACAATGGTATGGAGTTAAGGGTTACACACCAGAAGAGATAGATGGTAATGTATACTTGACTTTCTTACAAGGCCATGTGCTTGAGGCTGTGCTAGTGGCCTTGGTAAAACTAGCAGGACACACTGTCGAGGACCAACAGAAGAAACATACTGTTGAGGGTGTCAATGGCTCACAGGACTGTACTATTGATGGTGAGCTAGTAGACATAAAGACAGCGAGTGCTTGGTCTTGGGATAACAAGTTTACTGAGACAGGTATAAAAGATGATGGCTTTGGATACATTAAACAGCTATCAGCTTATGGTAAGAATGACAACAGAAAGCATGGATACTTCCTAGCTTTGAATAAAAACAAATCAACTCTTAAGTTGTGCAAGCAAGAACTAGAGCAGGATGTTGATACTTTTATTGTTGACTTAAAAGATAAGATGGAATCTGATACACCGCCAATGCGAATAGCTAACGCTACTACCTTAACTAAGAATGGTGAGGAAAAGTTATGCATGACTTGCTCATTCTGTGGATTTAAGGAAGACTGTTATGGGAGTCTAATAGCTAAGCCTATTCCGTCTGGCAAGATAACTAATTATTTTGTTGACAATACAGGAGCCAGCTTTTGAAACAGCTACCAGAGTTAAAGGCTTACATTGCAAAGACATATGACACTTGTCTTATATGCGATGAGTTAGAGATAGAGCCAGAGGATTTACTAGATGCATTTGAAAATAAACTAATAGAAAAGAAAGATAGATTTCTAGAAGATTTTGAGGAGATATAAATGGGAATAGAATATATAATAATATGTAGTGTACTAATAATAGCAGGAGCTGTTACTGTATATTTTACAAACAAACAATCATATGAGAAAGGTATTACTACTGCTGTGTTGTTACACAGGAATGGAAGACTAAAGTATTATGATTACTACGATGAACAAGGCGAAAAAATGGTTGACATTGAAATCGCACCACTAGAGGATGAAGAATGAATACACTACCAAATGACTACCAAAATTTTATAGCACTGAGCAGATATGCTAGATGGCTACCAGAAAAGAATAGAAGAGAGACATGGAAAGAAACAGTAGCTAGGTACTTTGACTTTATGGAAGTACACTTGAAAGAGAATACTAACCAAGAGCTAATACCTAAGACAAGAAAGATATTAGAGGATGCAGTATGTAATCTAGAAGTTATGCCAAGCATGAGAGCTTTGATGACAGCAGGTAAGGCACTGGAAGATAATAATATAGCTGGATACAATTGTGCTTATCTAAGTGTTGACCACCCCAAGTCATTTGATGAGGCCCTATATGTATTGATGCATGGTACTGGTGTAGGCTTTAGTGTAGAGAGACAGTTTGTTACCAAGCTACCAGAGGTACCAGAAGAGATGGTAGATGTTGATGATGTCATTGTTGTACAGGATAGCAAAGAGGGATGGCAGTCTGCTTTCCGTAAACTTATTACATACCTGTATGATGGTGAGATGCCTAAGTGGGACTTCTCAAAGATAAGACCAAAGGGCTCAAGGCTTAAGACATTTGGTGGCAGGGCTAGTGGACCAGAGCCCTTGCTTGACCTGTTTAATTTTGCTACTAATTTATTTAAGGATGCAGTAGGTAGGAAGCTAACAAGTTATGAGTGTCATCGCATGATGTGTAAGATTGCAGAGGTTGTTGTCGTTGGTGGTGTTAGACGTAGTGCATTGATTTCCCTCAGTAATTTGACTGATGAGCGTATGCGTAATGCTAAGTCTGGACAGTGGTGGTCAGAAACACCAGAGATGGCACTCAGTAACAATAGTGTATGCTATACAGAGAAGCCAGACATAGGAATCTTTATGAAAGAATGGACTTCATTGTATGAGTCTAAGTCTGGTGAGCGTGGTATCTTTAACAGAGAAGCGGCAATTAAACAAGTAGCATCTATAGGCAGACGTGACACAGACCATGACTTTGGATGTAATCCTTGCAGTGAAATCATCCTCAGAGATGGCCAGTTTTGTAACTTAACAGAGATAGTAGTACGGGCAGAAGACACACAAAGAGATATACTCCGTAAGGCAAGATTAGCCACCATACTGGGCACATTTCAAGCAAGTCTTACAAACATTAAAAGACTTCGACCTAAGTGGGTTAAAAATACAGAAGAAGAATCTTTGTTAGGAGTGTCATTAACTGGTATAATGGATAACAGTTTCATGAATGGCTCTGTGGACAAGGAAGCCTTACCTAAATTCCTTGAG